ATGGCACTTCAAATATTGTAAACTACTGCGGCACTACTGCTGACTTTGCTTTACCATCAAATACGTCAGTTGCATTTATTGACGCTGATCATTCGCTTGAAGGAGTGTGGCAAGACATTCAAAAATTCAATCAAATGCCCGAAGTACTTGTATGTGGACATGACTTTGAATTGAGTCACCACGATGGGGTTGTTCATGCGCTTGTGCAATACATGCAAGCGCAATCAGGGAACAACATGGATACCAATCGTACTTTAATGGTTTTGCCAAATACTTCAATATGGTTCCTAATTCCACCAGGTGGTTATTGGGCAACTGCATTTTATAATAAGGTCATCCCTGAATATCAACTTGCATCTCCCGGTTTACTCAAAACGCCAAGATACAAAGACTAGTTTTACCAATCTAGCCATTCCATAACGGAATGGCTAGTGCTACTATTAGAAGTAGAATTGGTACCAAGTTGGTATGCTGTTAATTACACCAGCATAGACCCAAGTAACCGGATTTCCAGCATTTTGTCCACCTAAGTCGATGTACATAAAATCATATGTTCCGCCTTGACCAAACATCACTGATCCTACTGATCCTTGTGCCATTGTCTGTGCTCGTTGACCTGTAGCAGGTTTAAAGATTACCTTCGTTGCGCCATCAACAGTAGAGGCAGTACCTGTACCAGAACCTACGCCTGTTGCAACAAAACTAACACCCATGCCATTATACTGAGCACCAATACTAGTCCAATCTGTGTTGCCACTGCTTATAATAGTATAAGTTTTACCAATGACAAATGAACCAGCATTGACAATAGTAGTTTGATTAACCATTGGAACACTGAACACATCGCCTACTGCGGGGCTTGCTGGAAATTCAATTACCAAATAGTTATTGCTGTTAATTTTGCTATCGTTAATCCATAGATTTTTTGTGTTAGGCGTTATTTGCTTGCCATATGCTGTTTCTGAGCTTAGTGTAATTGTAGTATATGTATTGTTCCAATCGTAGAACGCATCCATAGTACCACTTAGTGTATACTCTGTCCAGTCGCCCACTACTGTGTTAGACAATACAGTTACTCCATTGTAGGGCAATATACCAGAACCACTTGGATTACCTGGAACCCAAGTTAGTGTACCAGAACCGTTGTTGTTTAAGTAACCGCTGGCATCAGCAGGTAGTGTAGTTCCGCCGCCGCCTAACACGCTGTTACCGTTATTGTCTACAATGCCGCCGCCATATGGTAATTGCAAATTACCATCGCCGCGGAATTCCCAGGTATGTTCTCCATCATTAGTTTCAATGTTGATACTTTCGCCTATACCCTGGTTGCTGAGTAAAAATGTATCATTGGCATACATTCTAATATCATCTTGTACATCAACTCTAAAATCAGTTCCGGAAATTTCTGCGTAAGATGAAGTACCTTGATTGATTATGATTTGAACGATGTCAATGTTTAATGGTCCATCAACTGCTGGTTGATTTACAAATAGTGTAGGGGCTTGAGGCATACCGGGTGTACTAGAACCGCCGTATGTTACAGTATACCAAGTGCCGCCCACTTGCACCTCAATTACGCTGATATCATTTAATGCCCAAATTGCATTGTAGATAGCTTGTGTAGGATCATTGAATACAATGTCCGTACCATTCCAAACTGCTGTAGAATAATCTCCGTTCTGTGGAGTAAAGCTGTAAGATGCTGTTTGATTGATGTCTTGACTTTGTAGTCTGATTTCATTTTCATTGGGGTTACTTAAAGTGCCATTAGTAAATGTAATGTCACCGGTGCTAGCACCACCGCCGCCACCTAGTACACTTGCGCCATTGCTGTCTTTAATGTCGCCACCTGCAGGTAATGTTAACGCACCATCTGTACCAAAGCGCCATACTGATTGAGCACCACCATCGTTGTTATTAGTGCCAATTTCAACACCCAATGTACCACCACCATAAGCACCTGGTAGCTTGACATAATTGTAGTCATCGCCGAAGTACAAGTCTGTACTGCTGCCCTGGTCTGCTGGGCGCATGATGTGTAAGTGTTGCGGAGCGCCTTCTTCTGGTTGTGCGCCAAACTCCAAACTGCCACGAGCAGTATTCATAGTAACAATACCAGTTGTGCTCACGCTAACTGAATAAGTGCTTGGTTGGAATGGATCTCCATTTGTGTTAGTAATTTCATTAGTAGCACCAGAGCCACTACCTAATACTGAGTTGCCTGCGTTATCAACAATGTCTCCGCCAAACGGTAGCATTAACTGACCTTCTTTGTTAAATTCCCAAGTATGAAGTGTTGCATCTTCACCACCAAGGGTTCTTACAAATACTCTACCGAGATTACCGTCAGCAAGAACAGCCGCAACATAACCTGATTCTGCGCCAACGCTGTTTAATGTCAAGCGTTCATTCATAGTAATTGTACCAGGAACTGTTAGTGTGCCATCAGCATTAAATTGCCAGCTGTTATTATATGCTGTAACTACAACTTGCCCCGTTTGAGCCGTATTACTAACCTGTACTGCTCCGCTACTAGATTCACTGTTACCTGGAACATAAATGTAACTGTAACTTTCGCCACCTGGTGAAACATATAATCCTTGATCAGCACTACTTGAGTTGTATGCTACGTTGCCACTAAAACCCCAATCGCCAGTGCTTGCACCGCTGCCAGAACCAAAGTTTTGACTGTTGACCCAGCTTTCTGTAGCATAGCCATCTAAACTTGGGATAGTTGGTGTGTTGCTTAAATCGTTATAGTTGATTCCGCTAGTCCCACTAGCAAAAATAATGTCTCCAGAAGTTTGTCCACCTAATGTAACTGTAGAACCAACAGCACCCATGATTGTAACACCACCAGTACCTGCAATTTGAATACCGCTTGGACCAACTGTAATATTTTGTGCCGCTACTTGACCGAAACTAACTGTATCGCTAGTTTGTGTAATAAACGTGTCGCCGCCATCTAAGTTATCAACGTTTGCATTTGTGATAACGTTTGGTTTGTTGGCCAAGTCAGCGTAACTGCCACTTGTTGCTACTGCGGCAAAACTTGGTTTGCCTGTAACGCTAGACCAACTTGTAGGTCCGCCGGAACCACCACCGCCACCGATTACTTCTCCGCCCGGAGTTGAACCATTGTGATAGTACAAATAACCATCTTTATACGTAATTTCGCCTCTACGCCCGATGTGATCATCTGGGGTAACGTCGTTGACCCTAAAGGTCAACAGTTTTCTAAATTCTGCCATTTTGTTTCCTTGAGTTGGCCGCGACTTGCAGCACATCGGATATTTACCACTTTAGTAGAGGATAGCCAATTTGTCCAAAACTGTTAAAATTTTTCATTTTGGCTATTGCTTTGCTCCTACAAAGGTAAGTATAATACAACATGCACACAAAGAAAACGTGCATGTTGTTTTAGTCCGCATTAGAGGGCTTAACACTCAAACTTACTCAACTTAAAGGTAAAACTCATCATGGCAACATTAGCAGAAATTCGCGCTCGACTAGCAGAGCAAGCACAAAAATCCAGTGGTACAAAAACTGGTGGTGGCGATAATACAATTTACGCTCACTGGAACATTCCCGAAGGTAGCTCAGCCTCACTTCGATTCCTCCCAGACGCAGACGAAGGTAACACATTCTTCTGGCGCGAGCGTCAAATGATCAAGATTCCATTCTCTGGAGTTAAAGGTCAAGACGAAAACAAAAAAGTTATCGTACAAGTGCCTTGCGTTGAAATGTGGGGCGAAACATGCCCAGTTCACGCAACTATCCGTCCTTGGTTCAAAGATCCTAATATGGAAGCACTTGGCCGCACATACTGGAAGAAGCGTTCGTACGTTTTCCAAGGCTTTGTTGTCAACAGCCCAATGGAAGAAGACAGCGTCCCAGAAAATCTAATCCGTCGCTTTGTGATCAGTCCACAGATCTTTACGCTTATCAAGCAAGCGTTGATGGATCCAGACATGGAAGAATTGCCAACTGACTACATGCGTGGTACAGACTTCCGTTTGAACAAAACGCAAAAAGGTGGTTATGCTGACTACTCTACATCTGGTTGGGCACGTAAAGAACGCAGCTTGAACGAAGTGGAATTGCAAGCAATTGCAACACACGGCTTGTTTAACTTGAACGACTTTATGCCTAAGAAGCCGGGCATCGATGAACAAAGAGCCATCATGGAAATGTTTGAAGCATCTGTTGATGGTCAGTTGTACGACCCTGAGCAGTGGAGCAAGTACTACCGCCCAAGCGGTGTTCAGATCTCTGGCACAGGAGCCGCAGCCGACACAGATGAAGATACTGCAAAGGCAACTTCTGCACCAGCCCCTCGTCCAGCACCAGTTGCTTCACAGGCAGCACCAGCAGCCGCAACAGCACCAATTGCCCCAGCCGACACAGGCGCAGCAAAGCCAAGCGTCGACGACATCCTTAAGATGATTCGTAACCGTACATCAACTTAATTGACGTACAAGGAGAGTGGAGTACCACTCTCCTATTTTCATCTATAAGGATTACACATGGCAAAAACATTCGATGTCTCTAAATTTCGTAAGAGCATTACAAAAAGTATTGAAGGACTTTCAGTAGGCTTCAACGACCCGACTGATTGGGTCTCTACAAACAACTTTGCACTCAACTACTTGATCAGTGGTGACTTTACTCGCGGCATCCCAATGGGTAAGGTTACAGTATTTGCTGGTGAGTCTGGCGCAGGTAAAAGTTTTATCTGTTCAGGCAACTTGGTTGCCAACGCACAAAAGCAAGGCATTTTCCCTATCTTAATTGATACTGAAAACGCTCTTGATGAAAAGTGGTTGCATGCACTTGGCGTTGATACAGCAGAAGACAAGTTGTTGAAACTCAACATGGCCATGATTGACGACGTTGCTAAGATGATTAGCGAATTCGTTGCACAATATAAAGCCATGCCAGAAGACAGCCGTCCTAAGGTTCTGTTTGTACTTGACTCGCTAGGTATGTTGTTGACTCCAACAGACGTTAACCAGTTCAACGCAGGTGACATGAAAGGTGACATGGGTCGTAAGCCTAAGGCACTTACAGCACTTGTTCGCAACTGTGTAAACATGTTCGGCGACTTGAACTTGGGCTTGGTTGCAACTAACCACACATACGCATCGCAAGATATGTTTGACCCAGATGACAAGATCTCCGGTGGTCAAGGCTTTATCTACGCTAGCTCTATTGTAGTTGCTATGCGCAAGTTGAAGTTGAAGGAAGACGAAGACGGCAACAAAGTTTCAGAAGTTAAAGGTATTCGTGCCGCATGTAAAATCATGAAAACACGTTATGCTAAACCTTTTGAAAGTGTACAAGTCAAGATTCCATACGAAACAGGTATGAACCCATACTCAGGTTTGACAGACTTGATTGAAGGCAAAGGCATGTTGAAGAAGGAAGGCAATAGCTTGCTTTACACAACAGCCGATGGCGAGATTATCAAGAAGTTCCGCAAGGGTTGGGAACGCAATGACGATGGTTGCTTGGACAAGGTAATGGCAGACATTACAGCCAATCCGCACATCTTCGATAAGAGTGTTCCGCAAGAAGCTCCCGAAGCTGTCGAGGAATAAATGGCATTCGACCATGAATCATGGTTGAGAAAGCAAGGTGTAAAGATCGTTGGTCGGTACACCTTGCGCCGCGCCCGTGCTCCTAGTTACATGAATTGGGACATTGACCGGGAAGATGGTTGCATTGACTGGTCTGATCAGTTTACTGCAACAGAAGAACAAGTGTTCCAAGTTGAACTTGATCAACAAACTATTGAACGTCTTGAACGCTTTGAGTCAACTGTTAAAAATGCACTTGAACATGCTAATAGATTCAATGGAAGATCACAGTCAGGGTACAGCGGATACGGACCAAATGAAGTCAGTGACTTTATGATAGAAAATAAAGAACGACATTTGGAACTGTTAAAAGAAAACTCAATGTACCGGGACGCTTGGAAAGAGTTTCAGTCCATTCGAGTCTTGCTTGGCGAAACTCCCTATTGGCCTTAATCGATATTTCTGTTATACTGAATTATGATTAAAAAACTCATGCAACGTCTTGGACGTCATAGAATCATCTTAGACAGACAAAGTAATGAACCATTGCTGGAACGTTACTATGTGTTTCTTAAAGATCGTAAATGGTTTCCGTTTAACATCTTTGTACATCGTTTTCATTCAAGCGACCCTGGTGATGTGCATGATCATCCTTGGCCTTATTTTACACTAATATTGAAAGGTGGATATTATGAATGGCTTCCTCAGTTTAACAGCAAAGGTCAAAAGATCGGTGAGCTACAAGTTTGGCGAAGACCCGGCCATTTTCGTATATGCGGCGCTAACAGCTTTCATCGTATTGAGCTTGATCCTAGCATAACTGCTTGGACACTGTTCATTCCCGGACCGCATAAACGTGAGTGGGGATTTTTAGTAGGCAACAAATGGATACACAACGAAGAGTATCTTAGTAAAATGGCTAAACAGCAATAATTCATTAACTAAGTATCGCAGTGCTAAAACAGCATATAAATGGAGAAAAATATGATAACAAGTGATTCAGGTGAAATGTTAGTCCAGATGTGGCTTTCGTTTAAACCTTATATTGATAAAAAAGAACGTGCAGATGCCGCATTGGCATTTTTGCAAGCAGCAGGTGACTTTGTTGATTTGGAAACTGCTCGTGAAGAAGCAAGCGATGCTGATACTATACTTGCGTCAGCCTTTGCCGCCATCCTAGGCGAAGATGAAGAAGACGAAGTAGAAGACGACGAGGACTATTAATGAGTCATTGGTATAGGAAGGTAGCCGCAGATATTAGCAATCTTCCTGATTGTATTGCTTACTATGAAGGTGAGTTGATACAAGCACGAATCGAGTTAAAGATTACTGGCAGTCTTGAAAAAGCAATTCGCGAAATGCCCGGAGTTTTCGAATACCGTTTTAGCCAACTACAAGAAATTGAAGCAATTCTTGAGCAGCTTAATATTGAAGTTCGAAAACTTCGTAGTGCAAAATTTCGTCAGTTCACTGAACATTACAACAGAGCATTAACATCACGTGATGCAGAAAAGTATGTGGACGGTGAACCAGAAGTAGTCAACATGGATTCTATTGTAAATGAGTTTGCGTTGGTGCGTAACAAGTTTATAGGAATTACAAAGGCACTTGATTCAAAGCAATTCCAAGTCAGTAACGTGACTCGTCTTCGTGTCGCTGGGATGGAAGATGCAGAATTGCGTTAAATTCTGCTTAAAAAATAGACAATTTAGCCCTTAAATTTAAGGGCTTTTTTGTGGCTAAAATACAACACAAATTTACTTTGGTATTCCCCTAAAATTTACTATGGTATTCCAAAATACCAGTTGACACATGGTCCAGACTGTTGTATAATACATGCATAGACAGTAAAAAGGACATCATGCAGTACACATTGATTACAAAGACTGGTAAAATCATGCAATTTTACATCAAAGCTGTCGCAGAAACGTACCAAGCAGGCTTGGGCGGTGTTGTTTTTACGCAACAAGTACTAAAAACACAAGAAAACGAGCAAAAAACGGTTGCTCTTTGAGCCAACTAGCAGTATAATCAATACTGTAGCAAGTTAATTCATCCACGCAAAGGAAAAACATGTCAGCTTACATTACAATTTTGAACGGCACATACCGTAACTTCAACATTAACAACCAAACATTCCAACTTGTTGCCGACTACAAAGAAGGTACCAAAGGCGGTTATGTTACAGTACTTGCAGATGAATCTCTTGGCGAGTTCGCTGGCCGCGAAGTTCGCGTCAAAGTAGAATCTATGCAAGATGTAGTGCCCGCCAGCGCCGCAGATTGTGCCACCAGTTACGAATGCAATTTTGATGCTCCAAAACGTAAGGAACCCAAAGTGGTAGAGTCAGACGATCAAGCAATTGAACGTATCCGCGAACGTTTTGACATTCTCGAAGAAATGACAGAAGGTGCAGTTGACGGTACAGTTCGTGCTATGATTGTTGTTGGCCCTCCTGGAGTGGGCAAATCCTTTGGCGTCGAGAAAGTTCTAGACAAAGCAGCCATGTTCGACAAAATTGGTGGCACTCGCCCACGTTATGAAATTGTCAAAGGTGCAATGAGCGCTATTGGTTTGTATTGCAAACTTTACAATTACAGCGATGCAGGCAACGTGCTGGTGTTTGACGACTGCGATAGTGTGCTGATGGACGAGCTGAGCCTTAACATTCTCAAGGCAGCTCTGGATAGTTCTAAGAAGCGTACAATTTGCTGGAACACAGATAGCCGCATGTTGCGTCAAGAAGGTGTGCCAGATCGTTTCGAATTCAAAGGCTCTGCAATCTTTATCACCAACATCAAGTTTGAAAACGTGCGCTCTGCAAAGCTCAAAGATCACTTGGGTGCATTGGAAAGCCGTTGCCACTATTTGGATCTGACGCTGGACACTACCCGTGACAAAATGTTGCGTATCAAGCAAATCATGATGGACGGTATGCTGGATGCTTACGAGTTTGAAGAAGGTGCCAAGCAAGAACTGTATGAGTACGTAGATGCCAACAAAGACAAGTTGCGCGAGCTGAGCCTGCGTACAGTTATCAAGATTGCAGACTTGAAGAAGATGTGCGGCCCTGGCAACGACAAGTGGAAGCGTTTGGCAGAAACTACTGTCATGAAGCGTGAGGCGTAACATGATTAAATTTGGAACTGTATTGAATACATGCGGCGACGGACACTGGAGCAATGTTGCAAAGCAAATCCAGTGCAAATATATTGACATTGGGTACTGCAACAAGGAAGAAACTTTTGCAGAGTTGCGAGTGTACTTTGATACAGCTTCCTGGGATGTGGCCAAAGACGGTCTAATTTATACAGACTCGAAGTTTTTAAAAGAACTACAGCAAGCACTTAAAAAGGCCACGCTCTATGGAGATAATGTGTCTTACAGTGAGCAAGGTATGCAAGGTGAAGACTATGTGAGTTGCGATGTTGGAAAAGCGTTTATTGATAGTCTTAAAGAAATTGCACCAGAAGTATTTGAGGACTAAATGAGAAATTTGGTTATTTCACGTATCGCTGAACTTTGGGACGAGAACTATCATCCATTTGAATTTGAGATAACATTGGGCAAGTTACCGTCATTGAGCAATGCTGAATTACTTGCGATGCTTGAAGACATGATTGGATTTAACGGCTAAGAATTGGTGAATAATATGCGTAAAATGGCAACTATTAGAAAGATTGATTCGCTTCGCCCCATTGAAGGTGCAGATGCGATTGAGTGTGCCATTGTCGGCGGATGGACAGTGGTAGTTAAAAAGGGTGAATACACCGCAGGTGATCTTGCAGTGTATTGCGAAATTGATTCGTTCATTCCCAATGCTATTGCACCGTTCCTGACCAAGCCGGAAAACTACCCCAAGGTGTTTGAAGGTGTCGAAGGCGAACGTCTGCGTACTATGAAGCTTCGTGGCCAATTGAGCCAAGGTCTGTTACTGCCACTGTCTACGGTCTACGCACTACCACCAACTACTGGAGTTGACATTGTGGGCAATGATGTGTCTGAGCCACTGGGCATTCTCAAGTATGAAGCACCTATCCCGGCAGCACTTGCAGGCGAAGTTAAGGGCATGTTCCCGTCAGTGATTCCTAAGACTGATCAAGAGCGTGTTCAAAACTTGAAGTACGAACTGTCAGAATGGTTGGCCGATGATGAACTACATTGGGAAGTTACCGAAAAGCTAGAAGGCTCGTCAATGACGGTGTACTGCATCGATGGAGTGGTTGGTGTTTGTTCACGCAACCTTGACCTAAAGCGTTTTGAAGAAAACTCATTGTGGCGTGCCGCTATCAAGTACAATTGCGAAACGTTTATGCCCAAGCTGAATCGTAACATTGCTATTCAGGGCGAGCTTGTTGGCAACGGCATTCAGGGCAACATCTACCAAATGCGTGACCAAGACTTTCTTGTGTACGACATTTACGACATTGATGCAGGTTGTTACTTTACTCCTGCTGAACGTAAGGCATTTGTTGCAGAGCACGAGCTGAACCACTGCCCTGTGCTGGCATACGCTGCTCGTCTAACTGATACACTGGGTCTTACCAATATGGAACAAGTGTTGAAGTTTGCCGAAGGTAAGTCAGTTATGGGCATGATTGGTTGCGAACGCGAAGGCCTTGTATTCAAGTGCCACGAAAAGTCGGTATCGTTCAAAGCCATCTCTAACAAGTACCTTCTGAAACACGGAGGTTAAAGGTTTACCGACAGCTGACTATTTGCGTGGATGGATGTCGGTGGAACAGACTCTTCGGAGTCTGTTCTTTTTTATGTGTTATGGACAAATTGCCGTTTTAAAACCGACGTTTTTGCACTAAGTATTAGTCCATTGCACTGATACATTTGTGGCAAGATGTGATTAGACTTTTTCAATACTACCTGCTATAATAGAATATGCCTGGAATAACACGACTAGAAATTAAAGACGAAGTAAACGTTAAGTTTCACGACTTAGATGCTTCCACTCGCAGAAAATGCGAATCCAAATTAAAATATACACTGCCATATGCATATCATGTACCTGCATTTAGACTAGGTCGTTGGGACGGAAAGATTGGATTCTTTACAACTGCTGGATCAACATATTTAAATTTGCTGGATAGGGTGCTACCAATCCTTGACGAAGAAGGATGGTCGATTGAAATCGATGATAAACGAATTGATCACAATTTAAATTTTACTGAAGTTACCGAAGATACGTTTAGTCATATACTTTGGCCTAAAGGGCATCCTGCAGAAGGACAGCCAATTAAGATTCGCGACTATCAAGTAGAGTGTATCAATCGTTATCTTGCTAATCCACATGGCGTCCAAGAGATTGCTACAGGTGCAGGCAAAACACTTATGACGGCAGCAATGAGTTTGTGTTGCGAGCCGTTTGGACGTACTGTTGTTATTGTGCCTAACAAAGATCTTGTGCGTCAAACCCATGCAGATTACATTAATATGGGACTTGATGTTGGCGTGTACTTTGGTGATGAGAAGGATCTTGGACATACACATACAATTGCAACTTGGCAAAGTATTAACACATTGATCAAGCGCAACAAAGAAGGCATTAGTGAAATTGGCATGGAAGCTATCACTGATAACTTGGTTGCAGTGATAGTAGACGAAGTTCACATGGCAAAGGCAGATGTGCTTCGTACAATGCTTACAGGTCCGTTTGCAAATGTTCCTATTCGTTGGGGACTAACTGGAACTGTTCCAAAAGAAGAACATGAGTACATTAGCTTGTTTGCATGTTTGGGCCCAGTGTTGCATAGATTGCAAGCAAGTGAGTTACAGGATATGGGTGTGTTGTCACAGTGTCACGTTAAGGTATTGCAGTTTGACGACAAAGTAGAGTATAAAACTTACCAAGAAGAACTGTCGTTCCTAACGTCAAACGAAAAGAGAATGGACGAATTGGCCCGAACAATACAAGCAATTAGCACAAGTGGCAACACCTTGGTCTTAGTTGATCGTGTCAATTGCGGCAAGATGCTGGTAGAGAGATTACCAGACAGCGTATTTGTATCAGGCGCAATGAAATCAAAGGATCGTAAAGATGAGTATGATGAAATCACTACAAGCGATAATAAAGTTATCGTTGCAACATATGGCGTGGCGGCTGTGGGTATTAATATTCCTAGGATCTTTAACTTGGTCCTTGTGGAACCTGGCAAGTCATTTGTCAGAGTTATTCAAAGTATCGGCCGCGGGATAAGAAAAGCACAAGACAAAGATTTTGTCCAAATTTGGGACATTACAAGCACAGCAAAGTTTGCTAAACGACACTTGGCCAAACGTAAGAAATTTTACGATGATGCAAGCTACCCACATAAAACAGAAAAGGTAATTTATAAATGAACATTTTAACAGTTAACAACCATACATATGACCTTGATCGATTGCCAGAAGAGATTGACGAAGACCTTCGATACGGAGTGCTAGACTACAGCAACCCGGCAGAAGTAGACTATATGTTTGTTCCACTGGTGTTTCTTGAAAGCTTTTCATGCCCAGCGGCAGTGTTGCGTATTGGTGAAACAGAGTTAAAGGTTCCATTGGACTGGTCACTAATAATTGGAGAACCAGATCACGGTGAACCTGAAATTATCAATGTTATGAGTTTAAACGACCGTGGATTCTCTACATTTGTTTTCAATCCTATCAATGGTTATAGACCCGAATGGCACAAAGTTGAAGTTGTTAACATTTATCAAGAAGTAAAGTGGTACGTGCCAAAGCTGAAATTTGGTCACATCCTGGCAGTACCACTGAGCGCAGGCACAGAACCACCGTGTGCTTATTTCTTAAAGGAAACAAACAAAGTTCCAGAAGTTCTTGACTTAAATAAAATTTGGTTTTAAAATACGTATATGGCTACTAAAAAGAAAGCCCCGGCAAGTGCAGCGTATAAGCTTCCAATCGAACAAGTTATGGCAGCAGTTGACCTGCGCAAAGGTGATTACTACTCCAAATTAGAACCAGAGGATGTCAAAGCATTAAGCACCTTTATGGTGCAACGTTGGGCAAGTCAAGTGCAAGGTAGTCGAGAAGTGCAAGAGCAATACTTGTTAAATGTAAACGACTACAGCAACATTGACTACATTGCAACGTCAAGTAGACACGAAGAATTGCGATGGAAGGTCATTGCATTATGCGGACTTGGTTTTAAACAACGTCACGAATTCATACCTCCAAAGAATGCCAAAAAGGATAAACTGACTGCATGGCTAATCGAACAGTTTCCTGCAATGAGCGACGATGAAATTGAACTGTTTAGAACTATAAATGGCAATGCAGTATTGGAAGATATTGCAGTAGCTAAAAACATGGGTAATAAAGATATCAAGGATTTGTTTAAA